TGGTACGACCAGAGCGGTAGTGGTAATGACGCGGAGCAGAGTGCTGCTTCAAGTCAGCCTAAGATTGTTGTGAATGGCACTTATCTAGGAGAGATAAAGTTTGAGAATGGATTGTACGTACAAAAGACAGGTCTTAGTCTAAGTGGACCATTTTCTACATTTTCTTTATCCAACGCTAACTCTCAACATAATGGAGCGTTATTAAATTTTGGTACTAGTTTTTCACAGCAATACCGAAGTAACCTAAGCCTCCTATTGCAATATGGTGACACGAACTTCTCAAGTGCAGGCGCGTATACCGTAGGGGAGCAAAACGTAATGAGCTTCATCTTCGACACAACTGGCTTAGGATACTACAATGGTACAGAAGTAATTAATGATGCGACTACTGGTGCTACCGCAACTCAATTTAGAGTCGGAAATAGTCCGTTTGGTCTAGATGGGGATGTTAAGGAAATCATCATATACAATTTAAACCAATCAGCCAATCGTCCTGCCATCGAAACAAACATCGCCAACCAGTACGGCATTACCCTATCTTAATTATGTACCTAATCTACGAAACCGAACAAGGAGCCATTGACCGCGCTGACGAGGAGGGCAAGTACCTGAACTTCTCTTACTGGACTGAGGGCAAAGGCACACGCTGGCTGACGTCTCCAGTACCCACGGCTGACGGCAAGTGGGCATTGGACGTGCGGGAATATGACCTTGATGACTACGAGGAGAACGCGGTGTTTGAAACCTATGCTCCTTTAGAAAGTGAGGAAGTATAATGAACGAGCAAATAATGGGTCATTTCAAAATCTGGGGAATGGTATTCCTTGCGGAGCTTACCGCTTGGAATCTCGAGGACTTTCATATCGTCGCTAGTATTGTTGTTAAGATCTGCGGAGCCATTGGATCTTTGGCACTGGCGTATCATCATATCATTAAAAAGAAATGACAACTGAACTGATAGCTATGCTCGGCGGAGGTGTGAGCGGTTTCGTAATGAAACTGATCGCTACTCAGATGCAGAGTCAGGCGGCAATCTTTGAACGTATGATTGCTAAGCAGGCGGCTGCGGATGACTCCGCTGACCGGGCTGCTCAACGTGAGGGTGGAGTACTGGTTCGCCGTTTTCTAGTCGTATGCACAATGTTTGCGATTGTAGTAGCCCCATTCGTCTTTGCATTCACTGACGTAGGGGTAAGTATCCAAAATCAATCAAACGGCTTTCTAGGGCTATTCAAGAGCGTCAGATGGGAAACTGTGCAGGGATTCGTTATCCTGCCAGAGATTCGTCAGACTGCACTAGCAATTGTCGGGTTCTACTTCGGCTCTTCACAAGTAAAATAAGGACACATATGTACGGACGTAAAACAAATGTAAAGGCTGGCAAGGGTTCCTGCGGAGAACGCGGTGGATGCGGTTGCGGCAAGAAAGGTAAATAATGCCCAAGGACGCTTGCTATAAAAAGGTCAAGGCACGGTACAAGGTATTCCCTTCTGCTTATGCGAGCGGGGCCATTGCCAAGTGCCGCAAGGTAGGAGCCAAGAACTGGGGAACTAAAACAAAACGAAAGAAGGTTTGAATGCCAGTACGGAAGACCAAGAAGGGAGCGGACCTCAAGAGGTGGTTCAAGGAAGAATGGGTCGATGTCCGATCCGGGAAGCCTTGCGGACGACAAGAGGGAGAGAAGCGAGGAACGCCTTATTGCAGACCATCAAAACGTGTCAGCGAAAGAACCCCTGTTACTGCATCCGAGATTACTACCGCACAAAAGAAAAAGCGGATAACTGAGAAGAAGAAACTGGGGCAGCCAGCAGGAAAGCCCCGTCGAGTTAAACCCGTCAAGAAGAAATAACAATGGCAGATAAAGCAAAGATGAAGTGCAATGTACCACGCCGTGAAGTCCAGGGCGGGAAGAAGTTCGTCGTGAAAGCCTGCGAGGGTGGTAAGGAAAAACTCATTCGATTTGGTGATGCTAATATGAGCATTAAGAAAAGTCAGCCCAAGAGGAAGAAGAGCTACTGCGCACGGAGCGCAGGCATCAAGGGCGCAAAAAGTAAAATGTCAGCTAATTACTGGAGCCGTAGAGCCTGGGACTGCTAATGCCTGAGTACCGCACATATGGAGCAAGAGATGACCGAATCTCCAAGGATGGTGATTTCGGTTTCATTGGTTTTAATAACCGTGTACGCCCTGACCAGCTCGGTAAGGGTATGCTGGCTGATTCCCAGAATATGCGACTGGACCTCAATGGTGAGGCTCAGGTACGTAAGGGGATTGAACTAATCGAGGCTCCGTTTGCTGTAGGTACTGACGTGCTGCGTTTACCGAACGCGAATGAAATAATTCCCGACGATACTGGGAACCCAACTAGGACGATACTTCCGAGTACAATTAAGTCAGCGTCCCTCAATGAAAGTACCAATGTAGTTACCCTAGTTGTTGAGAGACTGGACACTGGTAGGGATGGTCACGACTGGGCTGTTAATGATATTGTGGTTGTCGAGGGAGTTGTCTCAAGCGGAACTAACGTAAACGGAACCCATACCATTGACTCAGTAACAGATGGAACTGACGTAGTAACAATTACTTACGATCTAGCCGCTTCAGTTGCATCAACCCTAAGCGTTCCACTTACTTTACAATTTGACCTCGATGACGCTGGTACTCCACCGTCCTACACTGACGGAGAGTTTAGCCAGCAGTCCACCATTGGTTACGAAATGGAAATTGACGAAAGTCAAGTAACCGAGGTCTACGCAAGTACTAAGTACAGTGACCCAAATGACCAGAGCAGCCAGTACATTATTCTTGCAGCCAATGACAATGCGGTAGCTAAGAATATCCAGACTGGGGTTACTCAAACAATTAACTACACTGGTACGCAGGCTGTTGGCTCCGGGGCTACGATGCTCCAGGCATTTAACAAGGTGTTTATCTTCCGCGAGGGAAGTACAGCACTTGCTTGGGATGGGGACTTTAACAATGATTTCGAGCTAGTAGAAAGCGGTGAATACGAGCAGCCAGTACAGATTGTGTGCGCTTCTGGTGAGTTCGCTATTACCGAGAACCGAGGTGTTGTTCACCAACAGGACGGAGTGCAGGTAGGAAGTGTCATTGAGGTTCTATCGGCACAGACGGATCCAGCTGACCAGAATGACCAGACATCAGGACTAAAGGAAGGTGCTAGGTTCGATGTAGCTAAGGTATTTACTGGTGGCGATCCCGTAGATATAACCGCCGTTCCTTCTGTCAGTTTGGTTTCAGGCGGTGAGTACGATGGTTTGTACAAGGTTGATCTTACGCTTGGCTCTCATAGTTTTCAGGTAGGTGACCCAATAGATATTGCTGGGTTCTCTGATGACAAACTGGATGGCGCGAGGTTTGTGGCTGAAAAAACAGCTACTGGTATTGCTGTATATATTCCGCAGTCACTTAATCCAACCGTTAGTGGCGACGAAACGGCTACACTAGCTCACGGATTTGAGTTCTATATTAACTCAGATGGTTACGATGGTCGAGTAGTAGATGGGCTAACATTAACCTCCACTCCGATTTTCACGCGGGAGGTATCCGTTGGCTTGGGCTTTACCCATATGCCAGCACCTCCTTACGCTATCTATCACCAGCGCAGGCTGGTAATGCCGTTCAAGTACACGGTCAATGACGCGGAGAACTCATATACGCTTACAGGTAACGCTGACGAGATTATTGCTTCCGATATTCTGGACTCGGATACCTATGATCAGATTTACGCACAGTACCGATTTAATGCCGGTACAGCGGACTTCAACGTTGGTCTGCATTCTTTTGCCAATGACACACTGATTGTATTCAACCGCAACAGTATTCACGAGGTACGTGGTATGATTGACCTCAAGAACGCTTCGTCTAGATTGATTACGGATGAGGTCGGACTGGTTGCTCGCCAGAGCGTGGTACAGGTAGGAAGCAGCGTAATCTTCCTCTCTGACAACGGTGTCTACAACCTTCAGTTCCTTGATGAGTACAACCTTCGTGGCGGCGAAGTACCGATGAGCGAATCGATTAACGCCACAATGAAGCGGATTAACCAGAACGCCTGGGATAAGTCCGTAGCGGTTTACTTCGATAACAGGTACTTCCTTGCTGTCCCACTTGACGCTAACTCTACAAATAACGCCATCCTTGTCTATAGCTTCATCAACAAGCAATGGGAGTCGATTGATACAGTTGACAATACGGAGTGGGATGTAGAGAATCTCATTGTGGCGGGTAGAGGTGATGAACGTGGCGTGTACGCCGTGAATGCACTTGGCGGTGTCCATAGGCTTGATTACCGAGAGGACGGTAGGGATCGAGTGGTTGCTGAAATCGGAGGAGATGACATTACCTATGACATCCAGTCCAGTATGACGACACGTCAGTACACAATCGGTACTATGGAGCGCAAGAAGTGGAAGGAGTTCGACCTTCACGTACAAAGCTCCGATGACTACAGGTCTGATCTTACCATCACAGCTGAGACGGAGAACCCGGACGCTAATTTTGAGCTTGGTACATTGTCCAGCTATAATGACCAGGATACCCTAGCTGAGGGAGAAGATGTTTCCATCCGTGGTAGAATAGGTAACAGGCGGGGCTACGGCTTACAATTTACATTTAACAACACAACAGGGCGACCCAGAATCCGTGCTATTGAAGCGGATGGTTCAGCCTCATTCAGATCAACAACTACGGCGGACTAATGGCTATCTTATCTACAGGCAACACATTCGGTGCTACTGACACCGTTACAAGTACAAAGCTCAACAACATTGCTAATGCGGCAACCTTCGATGACCCAGTTGATGACTCAACACTGGAGCTGTACGATGGCAAGCTGCGGGTTAAAGATAATGGTGTAGGAACAACCCAGATTGCGCCAAGCTCGGTAACCAAGGCTAAGATTGAAAACGTAGCCAATATGAAAGTACTAGGCAATACGTCTGGTTCTGCTACTGCACCGCAAGAAGTTAGCGTTCTGGACGAGGATAATATGGCCTCTGATAGTGCCACTGCACTTGCTACCCAGCAGAGCATTAAGGCGTATGTTGATAGTGCGCCAAACTTTACACCTAGCACATACGCTGGAGAAGAAAGCGTCACATTGCCAAATGGTCTGATTATGAAATGGGGTGTTGTTGAAGATTCCCCATATGGCAACACAGGGGTTAATATCGTAACCTTCGGGACGGAATTCCCTACCGCAATCATCAACGTCCAAGCAAGCTGGTCAACAACAAGTACAAGTTTTACTAATCCCGTATATATTAAGGGCAATTCGGTTTCAACTACGGGCTTAACAATAAATAACTTGAGTGGCACTGCTGACGTTTACTGGCAAGCCATCGGATACTAATGCAAACTAACCCATTTAAGTTATGTCAGTAATTACAAAAGGTAGAATTTTTTCAAACGGGGAACAGCTTACTGCTGAGAAACTCAACGTACTTGTTGACGAGGCTTCGTTCAACTCCAGCACGGCAGTGGATAACTCCACTACACGGGTAAATGGCAGTGGTGCTATTACGGTAAAGCCGCAGGGCATTACCAGTACTGAGCTTGCTTCTGGCGCAGTCCAAGCCAGCAACCTTGCTACTTCTGCACTTGCAGCCGCCTATCCGGTTGGTTCAATCTATATGAACGCCAGCAATTCCAATAACCCATCTACCCTACTGGGCTTTGGAACTTGGGCTGCGTTCGGTGCTGGTCGTGTGCTTATTGGTGAGGGTTCGGACTCAGATGATCAACCAACCCCAGAAACGGTTTCCTTTACGGCTGGTGATGAGGGCGGTGAATACAACCATACCTTAACGACCGATGAAATGCCAAGCCATAGGCACGGAGGCATTTATCCCGCTGGAAGTTCAGGTTCGTTCACGCAGGGTTTTGATGTTGATAATGCTACAAGTGGAAACACCTTAACCCAGCAGAAATTTACAACTTATGCAGGCGGTGATAAAACGAACGGAACGGAAGGTACAACACAAGCCCACAACAATCTCCAGCCTTACATCGTAGTATATATGTGGAAACGTACAGCTTAAATTTATGGATAATCTCGTAGCAGAAACAGAAGAAGAATCCCTGGTTGTCGAGAACGAAGTAAGCCAGGATTTTACAGGTAAAATA